CCTGTATCGCCTGTAACACCTTGAGGTCCAGTAGCACCTGTAGTTCCTACGCCTGTAGGACCTGTTGGGCCTGTATCTCCAGTTACACCTTGAGGGCCAGTGGCACCTGTAGCACCAACGGAACCAGTTACACCAGTTGCACCAGTATCGCCAGTAACGCCTTGTGGTCCAGTAGCACCTGTTGCGCCAACGGGTCCTGTTGAACCAGTATCTCCAGTTACTCCTGTAGGTCCTGTAGCACCTGTACTTCCTGTTGCTCCTGCAGGGCCTGTCGCTCCCGTAGGTCCAACGATACCTGCACTAAAGACTACAAAGAGAACATCATGGTTATTAGCAAAGTTAGTTGTTCCTGTTCCACCTGATGTTACAAGTGTTACTGGAATCTCAACATATCCTGTTTGTAATGTTGGTGTAGCAGATACTGTAAACTTTTGGAAGTTACCAGAAACATTGCTGTCTTGAATAATTAAAGTATCGTTTGTCTTAATCAAAGCCAAGAAGATATCAATATCAAATCCATCTAAATCAATATGGCTTACATTGATTTGTGTTGCATTAATCTGTGTTGCGTTGTTATAAATAATATGTGTGTTGCCAGGATCACCTGATGTAGATGTAGTCTTGATTTTGTAATCATAGAAACTAGATGATCCACCGTCTGCTCCTGTGGCTCCTGTAGGTCCAGTCGCTCCTGTGGCACCAGTACTTCCTGTTGCTCCAGTACTTCCAACTGGTCCTGTAACTCCTGTAGGACCAACATCGCCTGTAACACCTTGTGGGCCAGTACTTCCTGTTGCTCCAACTGGACCTGTGCTTCCTGTGGCTCCAGTATCTCCTGTAACACCTTGTGGGCCAGTTGCTCCAGTTACTCCTTGTGGGCCAGTTGCTCCAACTGCACCACTTACTCCTGTAGGACCAGTTGATCCAGTATCGCCAGTAACACCTTGAGGTCCAGTAGCACCTGTTGCGCCAACGGGTCCTGTTGAACCAGTATCTCCAGTTACACCTGTAACACCTGTAGCTCCAACTGATCCTGACGGACCTGTTGCTCCTGTAGTTCCTACTCCTGTAGCACCTGTAGGTCCAGTTGCACCTGTAGCACCTGTTGCACCAACTGATCCTGACGGACCTGTTGCTCCTGTAGTTCCTGCTCCAGTAGCACCTGTTGATCCTGTAGGGCCTGTAGCACCTGTTGCACCAGTTACGCCAGTTACTCCTGCAGGACCTGACGGTCCTGTAGCACCTGTTGCACCAGTAGGTCCACCTGCAGGTCCTGTTGGGCCAGTAGGACCAACACTTCCTTGTGGACCAGGGGCAGTAACTGTGACAATGTTGTTTGTTTCGTTAACAACTACTTGATTTGATATTGACGACATTATCTTGTTACCTCTCCACTTACTGTTACTGTTCCTTGAATTAAACGAGTTCTAACTCCGCCAACACTTAGTTCTAAATCATATACATAAAGACCTGCATCAATAGCTGCCTGCTCATCTGTTGCTACTAAGTTTAATGTTCCTGTAAGAGGAACAATTGTAATTCCTCCGTTTGAAGTTGACAAAGTTAATACAGGAGTATCAGAATCAAACTTACGACGAACCTGCATCTCTGCTGTATAGCCAGTTAGGTTAATTGGTGTACCGTTTGGATTGTTATAGACTATTTGTAGCGTCCATGTAGAACCCTGATCAAGTGTAAAGTTATAAATGCCTGCTATAGCCATGTTATTCTTTCTCCGTAGCCCAGATTAAAAATCCGCCAAGTGCGATAAAACTAACAGGAGGAAAAATCAAAAATAAGCCATATGCTGCTAGTGCAACTCCAACTACTTCAGTCGTTAATGACCAGTCTATGTTTGGCTTCTTTGTTTTCATGTTTCTCCTTTATAGTGAATAGTATCTTGCTACAGGCTTTACTGGAACTGGCACTGTGGCACGATCATAAGAAAAGATTGATGCTACGCAAGCGTCAATCTTCTTTTTGCTGTTTGCTTTTTGAATCATAAGTCCTCTTGACGATGTTTTAGTCATAGAGTTTGCTACATGTCTATTTAATGCTTCGTGTCCAGAGTGTGTAAATGATCCATTCATGACTGCCTCATAAAATTTAGCAGTTGCAGGAACCATGCGTTCTGCAGTATTTGGATAAGACACTACTGGCATTCCTTCCTCATCAAACAACATAAATGTTCTTGAGTATCTTGCAGGATCAAAAACAATCTCTCTCATGCTATAGTCTGGGTTTCTATAAGCATCAATGATTGTCTGTTCTACTTCTGCCACTGGAATCCACCAGTTTTGATCTGCATCATCTGGTCTTTCCCAAATTGCGAGTACATCTAGGTGAGGTTTTTCTCCTCCAAGGTACCAGGCAACTATAGCAGTTGAGTCTCCGTTAAAAGATCCATCAAATCCAAGTATAACATCTTCTTGTGGAACATGCTCTCTGTTTTTTAAAGTTAATGCATCCCATGCGTCAGTAGGTATCCATGTCTGGGCACTGTCTGTCCATAGATTAAGTCTTTTAGTTTTAAATTCAGCTTCTGGTGTTAATAATGAGGCAGACTTCATATCATCTGCGGATAATATGTCTCCATATGAAGGATTTGCTAATTTCCAGTTATTTTCGTCCTTGTAATTTAGCTTTTCATCGCCCTGATACCAGGCAAAAAAGAAAGAAGGATCTTCAACTTCGCCCTTTGATAATTGAACACCTCTTTGATACATTTGATAGCAAAGTGATTCTTTACCAGATGAGTCATATTTTGTGCCTGCAGTTGTGATTGCAACTAGCATTGGCTCAAGTCTTGCACCCATAGATAGAGACATAGTGTCGTATAGTTCTCTATTTGGCTGTGAATGAAGCTCATCAAATGCTACAAATGTAGAATTAAGACCTTCTTTAGTAAATGCTTCTGAGGATAATGCTCTATATACTGTTCCTGTTCCAGGATTATATATAACATCTCTATATGTTTCTAATACGGCTGATAGTTCTGGCTCTAATTCAATCATTCTCTTTACCGTCTTGAAAATAATCTTAGCCTGGTCTTTATCTGCCGCACAAGAATAGATCTGACCACCATTTACTCCAAGCAATAGCTGCTCTAGTACTAAGGTAGCAAGAAGTGCAGACTTACCTGCTTTGCGAGGAATACCAATTAAGGCACGGCGATGTTTTAGAAGGCCATTCTCATCTTCTGCATATAAATGTAGTAAAAGTTCTTTTTGCCATGGGCGTAAGACTAATTTGTCTCCAACATTACCTGCAATTGAGTCTTCTGTAATACGACATAGCGTCTCAGCGAAATCAATTACATCATATCCACGACTATTTTTTAATTGAAGTGCCGAAATTTGAGAGAGATATGTTGGAGGCCAATGTTCTATTTTGTTCTCCATGATTAACCTCTAAATGCTAACGAGAGCCTATCCTTGTCAAAATCAATAGATATGATTTCTACCTGCACATCATGGCCAATTGTAAATTGCTCAGGAGTCCATTTGCCCATCTTAGATTGATGGATTAATCCAGATACTAAACCAAGTGAAACAAATACTCCAAAGTTAGTAACTCCTGAAACTTTGCCAGTATGCACTTGGCCTACTGCCAATTTGCTAAATTGAATCTTCTTGTTTTCCTTTTGATCATTCTCAATAAGTGCTTTTCGTGAAATAACGATATTGCCCTTTGCTCTATCAAACTGAATAATCTTGGCATCTACAATTTGGCCAATATAGTTAGCCAAGTCCTCTGATTTATCAACATGGAATTGAGATGCTGGCAAGAATGCTCTTACTCCAATATCTACAATCATGCCACCTTTGACTAATTTAGTGATTTCGCCAGAGACCACTTTATCCTTAGAGTTATATATGGCCTCTACTGTGTTCCACAGAATTTCTAATTCCGCTTCTTTTGTAGATAGGACATATTGGCCTTCATTGTCTATAGATATTACAGTTGCTTCTAAAACTTGGCCAATGGACACTAGGTCATTAATATCAAATGATCTTTTAGCTGATAGCTCTTTCTTTGGAATGTGACCTTCTGTCTTACAGCCAATATCTAGAAGTACACCTTCACGATCAATTTGAACTACTGTTCCTTTGACAATATCTCCAATCATGTATGATTTCATGGATTCGTCTATTGCTCTTAGGAAATCTTCTAGTGTTCCTATGTCGTTAATTGCTACTTGGTTCATACTCAGCCCCTTGGTCATTTACTGCCTCTTCTTCAAAAATTACTTTGGCACGGTTGTGCCTTTTCTCCAACAACTTATCAATTGAAGTTGCTGCTTTTACTTCTGCAACACCTAGACGAGATCTAGAAACTGGATCAAAGCCCAGCGAGGTCAACGAATCTGTGTAAGCTTTATTAATTGCCACATATGCCTTAGCATCTGCTGGCTCTGTGGAAATCATATAACGGTCTCTCGCAGCCTCATTAGCATCAGCCAAATGTGCTGCATTCTTAATTGCCTCAATATCACTAACAGGACTTAACCAAGTTACAGCCACACCCCAGGCACGATTCCATAAATCTAATCCAGATTGATTTAAACTTTCTGGTGGTGTTGGTATTTCCATAGCCATAGGCAAATGCGTAATCACATTCAAATCAGGCAAAGGTCTTCCACCTGGGTTTCCCATGACTCTTTTAAGCTCATTAGGCTTAGGTGGTCTGCCTGCAATTGGTTGTGACATAATTGGTTAATTTCCTCTTCTAAAAACTATTAGCCAAGAATGGCTTTAATCTTCTCAACTGACCAGCCAGTACGATTGGCTGCATCCTCAATATCTGCATCTAAAGCTACACCATCAGTTAAATAAACATGAGTTTGACCACCAGTTTCCTGGTCCACAATTACTCTTGCTTCACGATTTTCTGTCATTATTTTCTCCAATTAATTTTTCATCATTTTGAAACTTGGTTGACACTTTTGTCCCAAATGTCCAAATCTAGGAATTTCGCTATATTATATGCGAAAGGGCAGCCAGGGTATGCAAGTATTTTTTACAACCATGATTTTACCCGTACCCAGGGTATGCCAGGGACGGGGGCAGGTGTTTTCCCTTTATTTTATGTTTATATTAATTAACCTTTAGAACTATTGCATTTCCTACATAATACAGAAATATTGTCTAAGGTATTTAGTCCTCCATTGGCAATTGAGAGTATATGATCTGCCGTGAGGTCTTTATTTGTGCCGCATTTTGTACACCAAGGCTGTAATTCTCTAGCTAATCTTGATAACTTTTGCCATTCATAGTCATACTTATTATGTCTTCTTCTAGGGTTCCTTGCTTGATGTAATCTTGTACACTGATTACACCTAGATGCCCTGACCAATATTCCACATGATGAACAAGGCTTTAGGAACTTCATATGTAATTAATCTAATTCTTCATTGATATGATTGCATTCTTCACAGTCTACATCATTATCATAATTGTCATACTTGACTAGGCTAGCCATGTGGTGGTCAAATAATATTATTGCTGTAGATCCAGCTCTATTTAATAATGAATCAATAGCATCAAATGATAGTCTCTCATCTGTATCTAATTGAACATTAACTGCTGCTAGGGAAATAGATATATTAAACATTATATGTTCCTCTGTTAGTATTGTTACTACTACTTATGTCTCTATTGATCCCGTCCAGTTTTTGGGTAGGCTCCGCACAGTTATCTATAGTATACACTAATATTTAAATTAGTCAATTAGTCTTCTTGCTTTAGCAATAGCTGATATGTCATAGAGTCCATGCTTTGTAGGTATATTGTGGTCTCTAACTATCTTATTAAGATCTACCTTAGTTAGGTTCATCCATAGACAAATAGCATCTATATCTAGCCAAAAGGTTCTATTAGGATTATTCATAGCCAAGGCTAATAGTCTATATAGCGTCCAAGAGGTACGACATTTATGGCATGTTACACCTGCTAATAAATTCTCTATATCTATGACGATATGTGCTCTACATTCCTCAGTAGGACATGGGATCCTTCTTGGTTGTTCTATGAATCTCTTATTACAGGCCATGCCTTTACTGTGTAGTTCCTTTATCTGTCCCGCAAACTCTTCCACCCAATCCTGTTGGACTGTCCATTCAAGATGGGCTAAGTGGAATGAGACTGTTGCAGCAACCTCTAAATCCACTGTGGCTTCTCTCTTCAGTAAGGCTGGAGGAGTTAGCGACCTACATCTACGGATAAGGGCTTCATACTTATGCAGCAGCCCCAGAAGTTCCTTACCCATAGAATAATCAAGAGCATTCACATTGAGTCCAATAGGTCTCTCTGTGCTTGGTGAGCCTGAACCAGACTTACCTGGAGTAACATATGAAGCAGCACCTTGTTGTAACTCAGGCAACTCAGTAAGATTAGACTTAAGAGTACGATACTGACTCTTAGTCAACTTACCTTCATTCATATTGTTATCCATAGTTAACCTTTTGGTTTCTCTAATTGATTAAACAAATCATCAACAGTCTTAATGTCTTTAAACTCTTTGTGAACTACTGCTTGCTCAACATGTTCCCTTGACCATTCTTCTACCTTGCGCTGTCTTGCTTCTATCTTCTTTTGATTAGCAGGAATTGCAATGCAAGCAATCAATGCTGCCCAACTAAATAGATACGACATAAGTGCCCAAAATATTACTCTCTTGCCTAAAGCAAACGCTGACATTACTGTTAACATTATCCATAAGTATTTCATTCTTTGCTACCCGTTTCTATTATCTCTACCCAACCTATTTTAAGTTGAGTTCTTCCACAGACAAGACACTCTGTCTCATCTTTAACTGCTGCATTGCATGTACTGCAGTAGTATATATCATGTATCAATATATCAGCCTTTTTTAGCTTTCTTTTTATCATGCTTAGCCAAGTACTTTGCTACCTTGTCGTACAAAGGATTATCAATTCTTATCGTTCCCTTTTCGTAATGAGCTATAAGAGTATTGCATTTGTTACATACAACACCTCTAACACATTTGCCACATGTGCGACTATTTGATTCACAACATGCGTGGTCATGATCTACATGTAAGTTTCTTTCTGGCACATCATTACAGATCATGCAACCATTCTTGCTCATCTTCTCAAATTGTTCTTTAGTTAAGTTAAATCTAAACATCAAATAGTCAGCCCTTGAGAACTTATTGACTTTGTTATATGTATATTGTTTTCCAGATGCTGCAGTTATTGTAACCTTGTAAGGTCCATTGATTGCTACTTCATCAAAGTTATGAATGAATGTTGTAGTATCTGGACTTCCAGTTCTTTTTACTCTAGCATGATGTAGTCTGCAATATCCTTTTGCATAATGAGCTGACCCACAGTCATCAACAGAACATCTTCTATCTTTGAACTTATTGTTGTGTGACTTTATAGTTGAGCCATTGCGACAGAATTTGCAATAGTAATCTCTACCTCCTGAGTATTGAGATGACTTATAGAACTCTGTCATAGGTAGATCTTTGTTGCACTTAGTGCATTCCTTAGTATTTATCTTTGCCATGATCCACCAAAATCTGCAAGGTAATCTGCTAATGTTGACATGGACTTGTATTCGTTACAATCTGCACAGAACTGTGTCTGTGTGTAATCTACTTGCTCTGCAATAAACTTCTCACAATATACACACACAACATACTGTGCCTGCTCTTGCGTAATATTTTCTAGCGTAATCATATTTATACCCATTCCTTATTTAATTTACAAGCATTTACTGCCTGTATAGTACTATTGTAACACAGTGGTTTTACAATGTCAAATAGCTTCTTATAGCTGATACCAACCTTGGTCATATTGATTTAATAGCCTTGTGAAGTATTTATCGTATTTATATCTAATTATATCCATTGAGTATTTTGAGTATGCATCTGTGGCTATTGCTCTATAGTCTAATGTCCTTACCTGTTCCGCCGCCTTAATAAACTCAGCAAAAGAGTTGCAGCGATATCCATTAAAGCCATTCTTTACTGTCTCAGTAAATATGCCCAAATCCGTAGTCAGGACAGGCGTTCCAACTGCTAGAGCCTCAAGGTGTGAGTTGCATCCTGGTTCAAGGTATAGGGTGGGACTGAAGGCTCCTATGGCACCTCCTAGAAGGGCTGCTCTGTCTTCTGCTTTAACTTCTCCAATATAAGTTCCGTAGGCTGGTCTGTAATCTCCACTGCCTCCAAGAATTAACTCAACACCAAGAT